TTACCCGTTTATAATACTGCTTGCTTCTGTCCTTGGGTTTGACAAAGCGGCAAGTTTAATTACAGATATAGCAAGTGTGTACGGTATAGAATCTTCCGGGGTGGTAGCGGCTTTTATGGGTTACAATGCTTATTCAGCAAAGGATGAGAGCAAGAAAACCAGTATAAAGATGGAGGAAAAGTAATGTTACAGTCTATAATTGGACCGATAGCGGGTTTAGCGGGCAGTTGGCTTGATGCAAAGTCTCAAGCACAGGCTGCAAGTGCAAAGTTAAAACTTACGGAAGCCGAGGCAAAAGCTAAGATAATGCTTAGTAAAGAAACAAGTGTGGCTGACTGGGAGCGCATTATGGCGCAAGGCTCTCAATCAAGTTGGAAAGACGAGTGGTTTGTAATTGTCCTGTCTATCCCGCTTGTTTTGGCGTTTATTCCAGGCACTGAGGGTTGGGTAGATAAAGGTTTTGAACAGCTTTCCAAAGCACCAGACTGGTATTTTTACAGCTTGGGTATTGCAATCTCTGCATCGTTTGGTGTCAGAGGTGTACAGAAATTCTTTAAGAGGTAATTATGGCTGATATGAAAATACCTGTTGCGTTAGTTTTTGCTATGGCAGTACAATTAGTTGGTTTGGTGTGGTATATCAGCAACATTGTGCATGATATTGAGCATTTACAAGGCCAAGTATCCGCGCAACAAGATATTATTGATTTGTTGAATGATGATGTAAATGATCTGTGGGTATTCTGTACCTTCACAGAGAATAAATGGGCAGAAGCCTACATAGACGATATGGTGTATGAACGTGTTTGTGGAACAAAAGAGGTTATAAATGAGTGAAGCATTAAAAACATTACAGGAAAAGATAGGATCCTCACCTGATGGTGCGTTTGGTCCTAATACTGCAAAGAAAATATGTAATCATTATGCTTTGAATCCAGAGCGTGGAGCGCATTTTCTTGGGCAACTTGTGCACGAAAGTGGCACGTTTCGTTATACACAAGAGAATCTTAACTATAGCAAAGAATCTATACTAGGGGTGTTTGGCAAATACTTTAAGTCTGAAAGTGATGCCGAAAGCTGTGCTCGTAATCCGCAGGCTCTGGCTGATCGTGTATACGGTGACAGGATGGGCAATGATGGACAGGGTTATCTGTGGCGAGGACGAGGATTTTTACAATGTACTGGCAAAAATAACTACTCTCAGTTTGCAGCGGACATGGATTTGCCTGAAGTAATGGAGGATCCTGATCTTGTCGCCACTAAATTTCCTATGGAAAGTGCAATTTGGTTCTTTCACAGGAATAAACTCTGGGAAATATGTGACGAGGGTGTTAACGACGAAGTTATAAAAACAATTACTAAAAGAGTTAATGGCGGTTACAACGGTTTGAAGCACCGAAAAGAAGAAACACAAAAAATATATAAGTGGCTTAATATATAATTGCATATTATCTCAAAATATCTTAGGATCTCTCATATAAGAAAAGGTGGGAATATCTAAGAATGGATGAGATATATGTTGCGGAAGCAGTTTTTCGCATTATAAGGGAACGTAGACAGGGTGTTGTGGACTTAATGCAGTACGGCAATGTCAAGTCTATGGAGCAATATCGTGAGCTTATGGGAAATATGGAATCCCTGAATCACGTGGAACAGGAACTCAAGGGCCTGCTAGATAAACAGGAGCGAAGCAATGACTGAGAGCGCAAAAGTTAATTTAACTGAAGTAAAAGAGGCTGTCGCAAGCCTTGGAGAGGCTTATAAAGAGCCGTCAGTTAAAGTTTTAGACCCCGATGCTATAAGTGGGTCACTTCTAGAAAGAATGCCCAATCCTACAGGATGGAGAATTTTGGTTTTACCTTATCGCGGTAAGGGGAAGACTGAAGGCGGTATATTTTTGCCGGATTCTGCTGTGGAACAACAAAAAATTTCAACACAGGTTGGTTATGTGTTGAAAGTTGGCCCTCTGGCCTATCAAGACCCAGAAAAATTTCCTTCTGGCCCTTGGTGTGCGGAGAAAGAATGGGTGATGTTTGCACGTTATGCGGGTTCACGCTTTGCCATTGACGGTGGAGAGGTTCGTATTTTGAATGATGACGAGATTTTGGCCCGAATTAATGAGCCAGAAGACATTTTGCACTACTAGGAGGATTTTATGGCAGAACAACAAGAACAATTAGAGATGGAAGTGGATACTGACACTGAGGTTGTAGTAGAAGCTTCGGAAGAACAGTCTGATCAAGAAAATGTAGAGATCGTAGAAGAAGATCAGTTTGATAAGGCTCAAAGTTCCACTCAAAAACGTATTGATAGGCTTACTAAAAAGATGCGGGATGCACAGCGTCGCGAGGAAGAGGCGGTCAACTACGCAAAACAGGTTCAGCAAGAGGCTACGAAATTAAAGCAAAGATTTAGTGCCTTGGACAGCAATTATGTTTCTGAATACACCAACAGAGTGCAAACTCAAATGGAGCAGACGGAAAAAGAGTTAGCACGAGCCATGGAGCTTGGGGATACGACTGCGGTTGTTGAGGCTAACAAGAAGATGATTGCTTTATCTTCTGAGAACGAAAGAGCTAATCAAGCAAGAATAGTGCAAGAAAAGCAAAAAGAATTATCTCAATTGCAGTCTGCTACGCCACAGCAACAACAAGCCGTGCCGCAGCAACAAATTAAAAGACCTGACCCCAAAGCCCAAGACTGGGCTACCCGAAATGACTGGTTTGGGCAGGACGAAGCCAAGACTTTTGCAGCTTTTGGCATACATAAGAAGCTTGTCGAAGACGAAGGGTTTGACCCCACGAGCGATGAGTACTATACTGAACTTGATCGCCGCATTTCCGACACATTCGGAGGTAACGCGAAAAGCGCAAGCAGACGACCCGCTCAGACGGTTGCAGGCGTATCAAGATCCAATTCTGGGCGCAGCAGTGGGAAAAAGGTTAGACTCACCCCTAGCCAAGTCGCAATCGCGAAAAAATTGGGTGTGCCGCTAGAAGAATATGCGAAATACGTGAAGGAGTAACACAATGACTGATAGCACAAACGATTCAATCAAGCGTACTTCTCGCGCTAATCAAACTAGGGAAAAAACGGCGCAAAGGCGTCCGTGGGCACCCCCGTCAATGTTAGATGCACCGCCTGCCCCTGATGGGTTTGCGCATCGTTGGATTCGAGCCGAAACGCGAGGATTCGATGATACAAAAAACATCAGTGCTAAAATGCGGGAGGGTTGGGAACTTGTTCGTAAGGACGAATACCCTGACTTTGAATCTCCCGTCGTAGAATCAGGTAAATATAAAGGTGTGTTTGGAGTAGGCGGACTGATACTCGCTCGGATTCCCGTTGAGACGGTTCAGGAGAGAACTCATTACTTTAATAGTAAATCGAGGGATCAAATGGATGCAGTTGACTACGATATGATGAGAGAGAATCAACATTCAACCATGACGATTGAAAAAGCCAATCGTCAATCTCGTGTAACCTTCGGTGGCCCTCGTAAAAATTAGGGTCGCCCCATTAGGAGAAAACTAAAATGGCAAATCAAAATACTGCCTTCGGTTTACGTCCTATCGGGCTTGTTGGAAACGGTGTTAATTCTACTGGGGTAACTCAGTATGAAATCGCTTCTAACAACACCAATCCGATCTTCCAATACTCTTTATGTGTGCCCACTTCGGCAGGCGTAATAGATCATGCGGGAGCGACTAGTGGGGGTACTACTCCCGCTCTTGGTGTTCTGATGGGCGTAGAATACGTTGACTCAGTTTCGAAAAAACCAACCTTTCTTAGTTATTGGCCCGGTTCGAACAGCGTCAGCGTGGATACTAACCACCCTGTTAAGGCTTTTGTAGCTGACAATCCAAATCAGTTGTTCAAGGTAGCAACTGACGCAACGATCACAGATCGTGCGACAGCCCTAACGGCTGTTTTTGCAAATGCGTCTTTAGGCACATCTGCACGTACTGGTTCTACCAATACGGGTAATTCAAACTCAGCTTTGAGCGTGTCTTCAATCGCCGTCACTGCAACACTTCCGTTGCGTATTGTCGGTATAATGGATGACGAAGCAAACAGCGATTTCGCTGCTGCGGGTATTCCATTGATTGTAAGAATCAACGCTCATTTCAATGCAACCACGTCGCGGTTTGATTCTCAAACCACTGCGACTACAACAGGCACATAAGGAGAGCGTAGTATGGCTATATCACGCGCACAACTAGCTAAAGAGCTAGAACCTGGCCTAAATGCATTGTTTGGGTTAGAATATAATCGTTACGAGAACGAGCATTCTGAAATCTTTGAAGAAGAGTCATCTGACCGTGCTTTCGAAGAAGAAGTAATGCTTGGTGGTTTCTCAACTGCACCTGTTAAATCTGAAGGCGGAGCCATCAGTTTTGACGATGCAAAAGAAACATACACTGCTCGTTACACTCACGAAACCATTGCTTTGGCTTTCTCAATTACAGAGGAAGCAATTGAGGACAACCTATATGATCGTCTAGCTTCTCGTTATACGAAAGCTCTTGCACGTTCGATGGCTCAAACAAAGCAAATCAAGGCGGCATCTATA